AGAATACAATTTAGATGAAAATGAAGCACTAGCTTTTTATGGGGAAGAACAAGATCATTGGCGAGAAGAATTTCCAGTTCCAAGTTGGAATAGAGTAGGTATGTTATTTCTACATTTTGCAGAACCAGATCATTGGTTTTTTAAGAAAAAGTTATGAAATGGGTTAAAACTAAAACAATGAGATTTGCTACAATGGACGAGCCGTTAGTAGAGATAGCACCACCAGTTCCAGCAGGTCAAATGATACCTGAATGGTTTCAAAAGTTAAATTTAGATCTAGCAGTTCTGCATGCACAACCCTTTCCAAAGATGGGTGATATGCTTAAAGATTACAATTCGCATACAGTTAAAAAATGTCCTGCTGTAATTGATTATTTTACACAAGGATACATAATCCCAATGTGGTATGACTTATTGGTGCAAAGACATGGTGATAGTTTTCACTTTGAATCTAATTCTATAAATACAAACAGCAGTCATATAGAGTTTCATGACTTTGAACAACTTCCTACTTATCCTTTTGGTGAAAAAGATTATAAACGAGCTGTTAAATTTACAAGTCCTTGGTTCTTTTTTACACCACCAGGTTGGAGTACACTATTTATTCCACCACTACTACACAAAAATGATAACTTTACTGTATTACCAGGTATTGTTGAAACAGATAATTTTCATCAAGTTAACTTTCCAAGTATATGGCACTCAGAAGGTGATATTCTTTTAAAAAGAGGAATGCCTTTCTTACATGCAATTCCTTTTAAAAGAGAAAAAATAGGGTTAGATGTTACAACTTTTAGTGAAGACGATCATAAGACTATTAATAACGAGAGCTTTAGGCTTAGATCTAAATTTACAGGTGGATATAGGGAAATTACTCGAAGAAACAAAAAATAAGTTATCATATAAGTATGAAAGTATGGATTGATCAAGATCTCTGTACTGGTGATGGACTTTGTGCAGAAATAGCTCCAGATGTGTTTGTTATGCAAAACGATGGACTTGCATATGTGCAAGAAACTGTAGGCAATTTTGGAGATCTAAAAATATTTAGCTATGTTCACAATAATAATCAAGGTGCTGAAGGATTAGCAAGAGTTCCTGTAGGACAAGAAGATATAGTGGCTGAGGCAGCTGAAGAATGCCCTGGAGAGTGTATTTTTATAGTACCATAAGGTATTATGGTTAATAATTACAATTTAGAATGGGAACTTCTTAAAAAAAGCCAAGTAACAGATAGATCTCCTAAAACTTTTGATCAAAAATCTGTTGCTCATGTATACGATTTGGAAGATTGTATATGTGGTTGTAAAGAAAATAATTCTCTGTAAAGATAGAATCTGTCACTTTTTGTGTATATAATGATGGTATCATTATTGATTTAATTTATGGAAGGATCATTTATGGCTGAACAAGAACAGCAACAGTTAACTCCTGAGCAAACAGCAGAATTAGTCAACAAAGTCATGGCAGAAAATAAAACATTTCGAGCTATGCTTTCTGATACTGCTGAAAAAATAGCAAACTTAGAACTTATAAATTCTGAACTAAAAGTTCAAAATCGAAGTTTACAACAAGTACTTGCAAACATATCAGGAAAAAATGCACCAAAAATAGAAGAAGAATAAATTGTCTAGTTTACAAGAGTATGCTCAACAGGGCAAAAAAACAGGAAAAGTTCCTTGGAGAGAAGAATCAGAGTCTAACAGGGCTGCGTGGATAGAGGCTTGTCAAGGTGTAAAAAATGGTATACCAGCACTAAGAGCTGCTAAATGGTTATCAGAAGAAAAAGGATGTCCACTAATGATAGATACTATTCGTACACAACTTAAAAATACAATGGATCGCTATGTCAAGTCTTGATGATTACAATAAAAATCAATCTGATTTAACAAGCAAAAAGAAGAAATCTGATAATAAACACCCTAAAGGATGGGAACCAAGCTATAAGCTAAAAGGTAGTAAGGGTGAAATAATATCAGAACCTCAAACTAGGAATGACATTAACATATATGATGATATTCTTACTCAATTAGAGTTAGATCCTCAAAAATATGAAGTCATAGAACCTGTAGAGGTAAGGTCATGGGATAGTCCGACTGATGGAGGAACAAGGCTTTTTTATTATAAAGCCAAAATACAATCAAGAACAAAGATAAATAAAGATGATCCTGATTACGATCTACTTTTAAAAGAAGTTAAAAAGGTTAAGAAACCAAAACTTCCTAAGGTAGATAAGGATGATTCTATAGTTTTTTGTTTCTCAGATTGGCAATTAGGAAAGCCTGATGGAGATGGTACAAAGGCAATAGTTGAAAGACTTAATCAGATGATTCCTGATTTCGTAGATCATGTACAAAAACTAAAGAAAAATGGTAAGAAGATTAAGAATCTTTATATCTTATCTTTAGGTGATATTATCGAAAATTGTAATGGGCATTACGACACACAAACCTATGGAGTCGAGTTAAATCTTCGGGACCAGGTTAAGGTAGCTCGCAGGATCATGGTAAAAGCTCTAACTGAGTGGTCGCCATTATTTGAAAAAGTTGTAGTCTGCGCAATAGCCGGAAATCATGGAGAAAATCGTAACAATGGAAAATCTTATACGGATTTTGCTGATAATCATGATGTATCAATAGTTGAACAAGTTCAAGAAATAGTTGCACAAAATCAAAAAGCATTTGGTCATGTAAGTTTTTATATACCAAATAGTGAATTGTCAGCGACTGTTGATGTATCAGGTAAAGTCATTGGTTTTGCACATGGTCATCAGTTTAGATCTGGAGTTTCAATAAAAACAGGTAGATATGCTTTTGACAAAGGAATTAAGTGGTTTGCAGGTCAATGTATGGGTAAACAACCGATAGGGGATAGCGATATGGTAGTAACAGGTCACTTTCATCACTATTTTTGTATTTCCAATCATGGTAGATGGTTTATGCAGGCACCTTCCATTGATGGTGGATCAGATTGGTATAAAGATATATCAGGCGATTGGTCACCACCTGCACAGGTAAGTTTTACTGTATCTTCTGAAGATAAGATGTATTTTTGGGATAATTTGAAATTTTTTCCATATAATTGCTAAATACCTAAAACGAAAATTTGCTCATCTAAAATGGTCTAGATATGATATTAGAAGTAATTCGATTCAGTTCACAAGCAGATTCCACAAGTGGTTTACTCTTTGACACTACAGATAATAAGCGAAAATTTCTTTGCTATACTGTCGAAGATGAATTTAGAGATGTCAAAGTAAAACATGAAACAAGAATACCTGCCGGTATTTATAAACTAACACTTCGTGCTGAAGGTGGTTTTCACTCACGCTACCTACAAAGGTATGGTGCTGATTGGCACAAAGGAATGATTTATGTAAACGATGTTCCAGGATTTTCTTATATCCTCTGGCACACCGGGAATGACGATTCAAGCACCAGCGGCTGTCTAATTTTAGGAAATTCACAAACTAGCAACAAAGTGAAACCTGATGGATTTGTCGGATCAAGTCGTGATGCGTACACAGATGTATATCCGATTGTGAGAGATGCTATCTTATCAGGAGAAGATGTAATAGTAAAATATATTGATTTCGATTACATAGAAGGGCAAGAATTTAAAACTATTTCAGGATCTGAACCTATATACTCAAAAAGTCCTGTGGAAGAAAAAAAAGAAACAGAAATATATGATTTTTCAAAAGATTTTCCTAAATGGCCTAACATACACTTCAAGGTACAAGTGCCTCTGATAAAATCAGAAGATCTTAAAGCATGGCAAAAAGCTGTAGGTTTAAGCCCTGATGGTTGGTATGGAAATGGATCAAGGAAAAAAGTACTCGAACTTCAAAAGGAGTTTGGGCTAAAAGAAGATGGTGTTCTAGGTAAAATAACCTGGGACAGTTCTTTTGCAAAAGAAAGTTAGGAGATATTCAATGGATTGGGTATTAACAGACGCTTTTAAAGTGTCCTTAGTAAGAGCAGTTAGAACAGGTTTGCAAGCAGGCTTTGGTGTAATAGTTGCTGCACAAAGTGGTTGGCTAGAGATGTCAATCATTGAAGGTGCAGTAGTAGCAGCAGGCGCAGCATTCTTCTCAGCATTACAAAATGTACTAGAAGAAGCACCTTTCAAATTTATGTCTAACATCCCTAAGGGATAAGTATTTCGGAAACGGAATAATTGGTGCGCAATAAAGATTGAGGGGGTTAACGCCCCCTCTATCATTCATGAGGTAATATGTATTATTATAAAGTAGAAATATTAAGAATAGTAGATGGAGATACAGTAGATGTCAGAATTGATTTGGGTTTTAATGTGTGGCATAAATGTCGTGTTCGACTCGTGGGTATTAATGCTCCTGAATCACGAACAAGAGATAAAGAAGAAAAAAAACGAGGGTTGGCTGCAAAAGAGTGGCTTATTGATCGACTAGAAGATCAAGATCTAGAAATGAAATCTTATGGATCGGGAAAGTATGGTCGCGTATTAGGTGAACTTTATATTGGTGATACAAACATTAATCAAGAAATGGTAAAAAAAGGACACGCAGTCAAATATGATGGTGGGAAGAGGTAGGAAGTGATGAGAGAGTGCTTCGCAAATTCAATACCTTAGCTCGTCTACTAATTGTAGGTTTATTAATATATCCTTTACCTATTGCTGTAGCTAACCATGTTCCAACACAAGCACCTTATGATACAAATGCTAGTAATGATGCTAACGCAGGAACTTTTACTATTGGTATATTAAGTTCAGATGGATATGAAGATAGTCCACCAGAAAACTACACAATATTCTTTAGTCAATCTAGTGGTATAACTGAAACAAATAGTTTTTGTGTCACTACTTCTTTTGGACATTCCACAAATAATTGGCAGTATTACACATTTAGTCTTGATGATTTAAAATATTATTTCAATGATCCAGCAGGAACAAATATTTATTATAGGGTTAGATCTAACAACATAACTGATTACAGTTTTTCTACATTAACAAATGAAACATCTTGGAACTTATATGCAGGTCCACCATTTGAATTTAACCAAACAGATTGGTCTGCACCTACAGGAACAGATGCTTGTGATGATCCTAAAATATTAGATGGAACTCCTACACCTACTACCCCAACAGTTCAAGTAAATTACAAAGAAGGAACAGTAACAGTATCTTGGGATATAGCTAGTGGAACTTATCAATATCCACCTGAAAGATATGCAATAGGTTTTGGTTTAGCAGATGATGGAAGTATGCCTTATGGTGTAGCAACAGGAAATGTAGGAGATGCAAACGCTTTAAAT